CAACTCAGCCTTGCTATGACTTTGCTGCTCGTGACCACTATGTATGGTGTGCCACCTCTGTGGCTGGTGAGCCAGGGCTTATCCGTATTGACCTAGGTAATGAACTAGAAACTCTACGCTTTGCCTACGCAAATGATGTTTATTACTCTGGTGTATCAGGACATAAGACTACATCTTGTGCATTCATTGGAAACAATGACCCATCTGTCCGAGACAGAATTGCATTCTGTACTGCATACGCTAATTCAACTGATGGCTATATCTACATTGAAGATGCCAGCACATTGATTTCATCTGGCTACATAACCACAGGTAACATCCGTTACGGAACACTTGAACCTAAAAACTTCAAGCGTCTTCTTGGACGCGGTGACTTTACCTATGGCTCTATGGTACTAGAAACTGTAGATAAGAACGGCACAGAGTATGACCACATTACATACGATGCAGACATTACTCCAGTAGAAGTAACCACATCTACACCCGCAACTGCTCAAGAGTATGTTGCTTACAAGTTTGTCTTAAGTCGTGATGCAGATGACAATACAAAGGGTCCTGTATTTAAGGGCTATCAGGCAAAGGCAACTATTGCTACACCACGTCAGCGCGTAATGCGCTTTCCTGTCTACTGCTTTGATGTAGAGACAGATAGATACAACACAATGATTGGCTATGAGGGCAGAGCATCTACCCGTATTGCGCTACTAGAAGAGATTGAAGAATCTGGTGACGTTATTACTTGGCAAGATTTATCTACCGCAGAGTCACGTCAAGCAATCATAGAAGAAGTAACATTCACCCGTATGACACCACCCGACAAGCGCTTTGATGGGTTTGGCGGGGTCATTGAGATAACTATTAGGACAGTATAATGACATTTGCTAACTGGGCATCACTACTTGTTGCCATCATTGCTATCGTCACAGCATTTGCTGGCTCAGTAAGATGGCTAGTTAAACATTATCTATATGAACTTAAACCAAATTCTGGAACAAGTTTAAAAGATTCTGTCATTAGGCTTGAGGAAAAAGTAGAAATTCTATATCAGATTATGATGCAGAAGAAATGAGGGACAATGATTATTGCCAAGACTGCGACTCCTGCTGCAAAGTCTGTGCTTCGACAGGCAACAGCGTTGAGACCGAAGAGGCTGAAGGCATCTGACGGTCTGCTTCCATCTAAAGAGCACATCAAGCAGAACCCTAACTCAGACCACAATAGTGGATTTGCAGTAGACTTAACGCACGATACATTGGGTGGCATTAACTGCCACGAAGTCTATGAACATCTTAAGTCTGATAGACGTGTTAAGTATTTAATCTTTAAAGGAAAAATCTGGTCATCTGAAAAAGGTGATAGAGAATATACGGGTTCCAATCCGCACAATAAACACATACATATTTCCATCAAGGATACTTGTGGAAACGACACATCACCATGGTTCCCATGGCTAGGTGAGCCGACTCTAGTAAATAAAGTAAAGGCTAAGGTTCCTAAACCTTTACCTAAGAAGGAGAATAAATGAAGAACGTATTTAAGTTCAGCGCCAAGGAGATTGCAGCAATGAAGTCCTATCTTCGTGCAGTCTTTGCCTCTGCTATCACTATGGGTATCGCACTACTCACAGATATGCGCCCAGAATACGCAGTACTAATCGGCGCATTGGCTGCCCCATTGGCTAAATGGGCAGATAAGAATGAAAAGCAATACGGAATAGGCTCAGAATAATACCGATTTAAGGGGTCTAGTCGCCCCGTAGACAGCAGATAACCCCCGTCCTGGTCTTCCCCATACCAGAGCGGGGGTTTTTCTGTTTTCTAGGTGGTTCCTAGAAACCTTTTATCCCATTAAGTATATCCTCAATCTTAATTAGATAGCCTTTAGATGGATTAGGTGGGATGTTGCAGGCTATAGCCCTGCCTCTAATAGTAACAATAGTCTTGAGAGTTTCAGTAGGTACCATCACTACTGCCCCTTCTAATACGAATGCCCAGTACTCAGCCTTTGTAGTTGATAGCCCTGATGGGTACCACTCTTCTTTGTTGTGTGACCAGCATACTGTTTCAATATAAACATTGCCAGTATCTTTCCATTTTAAATCTGTCTTTACTTCAATGGTTCTACCACCAGTGAGTAGTTCTTTGACTAAATTTTCTCCGTCATGACCAACTGATAGGTCAATATCAAAGTCAGATAGTTTTGACATTGTACTCCAAAGGTAATGTATTCATTGATGATAGTTGGGTTGCGGGAACGTACCAAGATTTTTCATTGTACTTGAATGCATCTACTTTACATTGACTACCATATAACCATCCAACCGCTTTGTATGGAACACCTAGCCAGTCTGGTCCAGTGCGTCTAGTTTTATGACGCATACCATCAGTCATTAGTATGTATACATCTGAATCATTATCTCTATTTGTGTATCTTAATTTAGGCTGGTCACTAAATGTATAACGGATTTCTCCAAGACCAGGAATATCTAATTCACTTTTCCATTTATTAAAGTGAGGAACAAAATCTGTATTGCCAATCATTCTGGCAAAAGCCAACTCACTACCAGCAGCAACAGCATGTTGCCACAGTTCCCACAAATCTCCCTCTGAATAATTTACATTGCGAGTAGGGTCGCCAAGATATGGCTTTTGTCTTTGATAACCTACTTCAACTGCAATGGCTTCTTCTTGTGGTGTTAAAGAGTACAATGTTTTTATCACGCTATATCCCATGCGCTATAGATAGGTTCTGAAACAATACCTAACTTCTTACGCAACCGTTGCCTCTCTCTAGGTGTAGTACCTGCCCAGTATCCCATAACACTGTGCCGTAATGAATAGTCTAAACACTGATTGCGTACTTCGCAACCTGCACAAATCTTCTGTAATAAATTCTTCTCTCTATATCCTGGCTCGTCATCCTCGTTAAACCATAACTCTGTGTCTGTTCCTGCACATGCTGGTGTTGATTCCCATCGAGGGTAGTCTGACATTTATCCTCCTGTTGAGTAAAAGCCTGAACCTTTAAATTGTATTGCTGGTGCCGACCATATACGCACCATTAAATTACCGCAAGTCCCACATGCTGGTGGTATTGGTTCGTTAATTTCAATTACTTCTGTGCAACAATCACATTTAAAATCATATAATGGCATTATAGATTCAACTCCTTCTTTACTTCTTCCCATGGAATAGGTTGTTCTACTTTCCATTCACCTCTGGCTATCTTAATTGCCATCTCACAAGAGCATACGGCTACTGCTACCTGACAACAATCTAATTGCTGATGTGCTAGTTCTATATCTTTTGCAATCATTTCTCTAGCATCTGTGTACCCATCAAGGTATGACTCTTGTTTTAATATCCGTAATGTCTTTTCCATTTACTCGCAGTCCTCTTCATTTGTATCATCTGGATATGGAAGGCTTACCATAGAGCCACAACTTGCACACTCACCATCAAGAAAATAAAAACATATCTCTTTGTTTTCGTCAAATGCTACGAGTGCAATGAATACCTCACAGCCACAGACACAGGTGTTACCTAACTTCTGCCCTCGTAAATCCATAGACTTGCTATAGTCCGTAGGGTGCAGTAAATCTCTTATGTCCTTGTCACTCTGAGTCATCTGGCTTATCAATCTCTACTCTGTCTTCTTCCATAGAAGGACGATAGCCACCAAGATTTCTAATTAAAGAACTAATAGCACGCTGTACTTTCTTTCGTGCTCCCTCTGGAGTGGAACCAATCTCCTGTGCAATTACATCCCACTCGCAGTTCTCCATTGAAAACCTAACTTTTAAAATTTTTTGTTTAGCCTCTGCTAACTGATAGTATGCTGATGCTATGTCTGACCTGAGAACTAGCCAGTTATTACCATCTGTTGTTTCACCTTTACCAAACTTAAAGTTAAGGTCTTTAATCTTAGATGGAATCTCATATGATTCAGAGATGATTGAAGGAAGGAATGCTTCTATAACTGTTGCGTCATAGTAGTAAAGGTCAAGGAACTCATAGCCAACTACCTTTGCTTTTTCTTTTTCACAGAAAGTAATTGCTGCATTTCTAAGCGACTTGGCTATAAGTTTATCTTTATCCTTTTGCTCAAGGTCTGACCACTCTTTATATTTAGATGGATGAGTAACGAACCACATCCAAAGTATCTGAGATATATCCTGTGTCTCTACCATAGGGTATTTTTTATGGTACTCGGAAGCAATGTTAGTAACAACAGACTCATACTCAGTTATATAATCCATTTTATTCCTTGCTAGGAATGCCTTCCCATTGTCCGCGTTGTACCAATAGTCCGATTATTGCATAGTTAGCCAGGTCTACTAGGGTATCTTCTACTGTTTCATAGTTGGGCGTGTCGCCCTTATCTACCAGATGATTTAGTCTGGCTAACTTGTCGTGCATACGGACACGCAGCCCATTCATTGCCCCGCCTGGGGCATGGGCTATGTTTAACGGACCGTAGTCAGCATGCTTCTTAAATAAAATTGTTAATAATTCATCTGTTATTTGTTCTGCATCTGTATTATTTTTCATTGAGGATTCCCTTAACTCCACTGTCGAACTCGTGCATTGCACTGGCTACTATAACTTCATCTAATATTTCTTTAGCATTACCTTGTGTTGTAGATAGAATTAATCCTGCAAGCATAGTCAGCATATCTGCTGCTACCTCTGGATTATCTAGAATCTTATCATGCACATCTCTCATTGCATTTAATACATCTAATGCTGTGTCACCTGCAATAGGTAGTCCTACAATTTTAGGATTGTTTTTGATGTACTCCCAGATATCACTGGATACATTTTCTGATTCGCTCATTTATAAACTCCGCTCCTTGTTCTAACACGATGCTATTTACATCGTGACCTTCTGGCATCTGAATAATGTTTACATTACCCAACTCTCTACTTACCTTCTTACCAAACTCTAAGCCTGGTGCATCACCATCTGCAAGGATAATTACTGTTTCAAAATCATCTAGTATCTTTGCATAGTATGGCTTCCAATTGTTGGCACCTGGAATGCCAACTGCTGGATGTCCTGTCTTAGCAACTACAGTCATACAATCTATCTCACCTTCGGTGACACAGATATAATCATTGGCTGTTAGTACTGCTTGTGCATTGTACATACTTGTCTTTGCACCTGGCATACCCATATACTTAGGGTCTTCTCCGTGCATACTACGGAATCTAATATCTACTATTCCAGATGGTGTTACATATGGAATAGCAAGTCTACCTCTGTATTGTTCATGACCTGGAAGAGCGTCCTTGACTACTCCGAGATGAAACGGTTGCACTTCTGCGACCGATAAGCCGCGTGTCATTAGATACTCCGTTGCCATGTGTATGTTTTTTGTATACTCTTGTGTTGCCTGTAGGAGAAATTGCCTCTGCGAATTGGACAGCCTCACGATAGTTACCTCCTTCCTTATACATAATTAAATCGTACACATCTCCACCTACTCCACAACCGTGACATTTAAATCGCTGGTCATCAAAGTTAATACCAGCAGACGCATGTCCATCATCATGGAACGGGCACTTTATCTTGCGCCAGCCGTGCCCAACTGATGGCAGGCTGGCTCCTAAGTATTCTAGGTAAGCAGCAATACTGTGCTTATCCATAGCAACAATCCTTGAATCTCTTGTTGTAATAATAAAAGGAGTTGCATTTTAATCCACATTCATTATCTCCTTTATTAGTTTGAGCCATACTGATGCAGGCATAGTACAGTACCATTCATCTACATTTGATTTGCCTTTACGTTTGTGTAGAACGGTACCTGTCCATGCACTGTCATTTTTCATTTCAACTTCTAGTTCTTTTACCCAAGCGCTGAGGTCTAAACGCACATGGTCTTTGACTTCAATTGTTACACCGTTGACTCCGCTGATATCACCTTTGTCTAACTGTGCACCTGCAATTCTGCGGTCTGCATACTGATAGCCGTTTGCCTTAAGCCACTTGACTACATCTGCTTCTGCTTTACTGCCTTTACGCTTGGCTGGATTACTCACATCATACCTTCCTGAGCATATCTAATTGGAACATCATCTAAGTACATAGAATCTGGATTAAATGAAAGACTAACATAGTTACTACCTGTTTGGTCTGCACGCCCGTATCTATTTTTAACTGGCGCCACACATAGGTATGTGTCATCGCCTTGTTTCATCTGTCCAATTGTCAATACCATTGCTGGTATCTGATTGACTAATCCCTGAATTGCTGACCGTGGCTGGCACGGAAAGCCTTCAAAGCCTTCTTTAGTATGGTGTAATACTAATACCGCTGCATTAGTATCTCGTGCTAAATACTTTAGTTCTTTCATGGCTGCACGCATGCCTTGAAATTCCTCATGTCCATCCATTGCTATATCCATTAAGTTGTCTACAACAATAAGGGTTGGACTTCTACCCCATACAGTTTCAAAGGCTGAGACTTCATCATCTAAGTCCTTGAGTGTAGGTGTAGATTCGAATGACCAGAATAAATGATTGTTTAATTGTAGTAATTCGTGTGCTTTATCTGGGTCACGCTTGAGCAATTGTTCTGCTGCTGTCTGTGTCATATGACCAGACATTGCAACTAAACGCATTGCCATTGTGTGTGCATTTGTATCTGCACTGAAGTAAAGCGTTGGATGTTTTGTTCTGGCTGCAATTGCTAAAGCAACTGATGACTTACCTGCACCTGGGGTGCCTGCAATAACTGTCACCTCTGCTCTGCGTAATATAATTCCAGCCCGTTCAAAAGCCGCAAAAGCGGGTGGCAATGGTTCGCCACCCACTTCTGCTTTACTAATTGAGCGTCTTAAAGTTTTCACTTAACCTGCTCTGGCACGAAGGTATTCCACTCCATGTCTTTCATTTGAATGTATTGGTTCTTACACTTATCGAATGCACCCTTTGGTGCTGGGCAGAAGTATCCCTTGTATGGTTTCCCATCCTTGCCCATTCCTTGAATGGCTG